TAAGAAGAGAGCATCCGGGAAACCGGATGCTTTTTGAATGGGGGTGAGATATGAGACAGTTGAAAAATTTCTATAAATTAAAACAATGGGAGAAGAAAAGGGAACAGATACTTAGACGGGATCATTTTCAATGTCAGGAGGCAAAAAGGTATGGAAAGTATATGGAAGCAGTGATAGTACATCACATCTATCCATTAGAAGAGTATCCAGAACTTGCATTGAAGAGCTGGAATTTGATTAGCCTGTCGAAAGAATATCATAATCAGATGCATGACAGGAAGACAAATAAAATCACAGATGTTGGTGCGTATTGGCAGAGAAAAAGAAAAAAAGATTTTGATAAATGGAAAGAAAGGCCCCCCTCCCTTTGTGAAAAAAGAAATCGGTATTGGAGAAACGGGCTAGAGGACTCTTTCCAATAGCGGGAATATTTGAAAATATTTTTTCCGGAGGAAAGGAAGTGGACCAAATTGGCAAAAAGTACGCCCACAAGGGACAGTATAAAAAAGAGGACAATCAATTACATGAAAGAGCTGGGAACCTATAAAATACAGTATAATCAAGTGGTTGAGGTTTATTCCGATATGCTGTACCAGTATAATATTCTAAGTAAAAAATTTGAAGAAGAAGGGTTTGAGGCAACTATCGATACAGAAAAAAGTGGTGGAAAAAAATCGCCAATTTTGGCAAGCCTAGAGAACCTGCGAAAGGATATTGGAACCTATTCGGACCGTCTGATGTTAAATGCTAAAACATACAATGCGGAGATAGAACAGCCGAAAAAAGAGAAGTCAGTATTTGCGAGGCTCTTAGAAGGGCAAACATAATACATGGATTTAACTAATATTTCTTCACCGCATTTTCAGACGGCTGTGAAATACGCAAAGAACATTGTATCGAAGAAGATTCTGGCAAATAAGGACCGGATTCTTGCATGTAATAGATTTCTAAAAGATTTGGAAAGATCGGATTTGGATTTCAGGCAGGAGCAATTTGATTTTGTGATTGCTATGATTGAGGGGACGATACATCATGTTCAAGGAGAAGATAAGGAAGGCAACAGCTATAAAGGAAAACTGATGAAATTAACAGATTGGCAGAAATTTGTAATTGTTAATCTGTTTGGTTTCTTCCGTAAAGGGACAGAGATCCGGCGCTTTAATGAAGCGCTTATTTTTTTACCCAGAAAACAAGGAAAAACCTCATTTAGTGCAGCTTTGGCAGAAGCGAAGAGCATCCTCGACAGGCGATCTGGGGCAAAAACATATATTGTGGCGAATTCCGTAAAGCAAACATTAGAGAGTTTCAATTTCCTGGTTGATAATGTGTTGGGTTTGAAACCGAATGTAAGGAAACTGAGAATCCGGGATAATAATCAGGAACATTCCATCGCGGTCGATTTTGGAGACGGTACAGCGGATATTTTCGCTATTGCAAATCAGGAAGATAAGTTGGATTCATTGAACTGTAATTGTTTGATCCTGGATGAACTTCATTCTTGGAAACGCGCCGGAGCAAAGAAATACACATTGATGAAAAATGCGATGAAAGCATATCGGAATAAATTGTTGATTGGAATATCGACTGCGGGAGATATTCCAGACGGATTTCTTGCGAATAGACTGGAAACATTACAAAAGGTGTTAAATGGAAGTATAACAGACAAGACATACGATTCCTATTTCATATTTATTTGTAAGGCGGATCAAGATGAGGAAGGCAATATATTAAATAGCAAAGGTAAGATCACAAGGATGGATGATCCGGAAGTTTTGCGGATGTGCACGCCATCAATCGGTGTAACGGTTACTCTGGAAGATTTGATTTCCGATGCGGAGCAGGCAATGAATGAACCACAGTTAAGAACCGAATATCTAAATAAAACGCTGAATATCTTCACGAACGCCTTGAACGCCTATTTTGATATCAATGAATTTCGGGCTTCGGATAACCAGTATGAATGGACATTAGAAGAACTTGCCAAGCTTCCGATTAATTGGTATGGAGGAGCGGATCTGTCGAAATTGCATGATCTGACATCTGGTGCCCTGTATGGTTCTTATAAAGGTGTGGATATCTGTATTACACATGCGTTCTTTCCAAGAGCTGCGGCTGTGAGAAAAGCGGATGAAGATGGGATCCCACTTTTTGGATGGGAAGAAGATGGGTGGCTTACAATGAGCAATACAGCGACAGTACTTCCGGACGATATTGTAAATTGGTTTCTAACTATGAAGAAAAAAGGATTTCGCATCAAAAAAGTGGGATTTGATAAAAAATTCGGACGAGAATTTTTTCTGAAGATGAAGAAAGCAGGATTCAGAATTCAAGACCAGCCTCAATATTTTTATGTGAAATCCGAAGGATTTCGACACATAGAGGTGGCAGTTAAAAATAAGAAATTTTACTATGTACATTCCGAAGCATTTGAGTATTGTGTGCAGAATGTGCGAGCAATCGAAAAGACAGATGACATGATACAGTACGAAAAAGTGGATGGAGATGGCGGTGTTCGAAGAATAGATCTATTTGATGCCGGAGTTTTTTCATGTTGCCAATATCTTGAAGATCTGGCACTTGGAAATGCGGCAAGCAAATGGCTGAATAGATAGCGGTAAAAGGAGGTGAGGGTGTGTCAAAGAAAAAGAAGAAAAACAAGATTCGTTCTGATCCACAAAATGAGAGTAAAGTATTCGTTTATAAGGGCGCAACATTTTCAGATTTTATCTTGCCATCAGGATACGTCCGGCTGTCAGAGAATCCAGAAATCCGCGCGGCTTGCCAAAAAATAGCAGATTTAGTATCTGGGATGACTATTCACCTGATGGAGAATAAGGAGAGTGGAGACGTCAGAATCAAAAATGAGTTGTCAAGGAAAATAGATATCGAACCCTATTCTTTAATGACAAGAAAAGCATGGGTGTTTAATATTGTCTATTCTATGCTTCTCCCAGGTGATGGAAATGCGGTAGTGCTTCCGATTATGGAAAATGGACTGATTCGGGAATTAAAACCCCTTAGGCCGAATGGAGTTAGCTTTATGGAAGAAAACGGTGGTGATTCATATAAGATTCTATATGAAAACAGAGAATATGAGGCTGATGAAGTATTGCATTTTACGATCAATCCAGATCCAGAACGGCCGTGGAAGGGGACAGGATATCGTATACCGTTAAAAGACGTGGCGAATAACTTGAAACAGGCAAACGCGACAAAAAAGACATTTATGAGTGGGCAGTATATGCCAAGCGTTATTATAAAGGTGGATGCAAATACAGAGGAACTTGCGACCGAAGCAGGCAGGGCACAGGTAAAAAAGAAATATCTTGGAGAAGCCAAACCAGGTGAACCATGGGTGATTCCGGCTGAATTAATGGAAGTTTCAGAAATAAAACCACTGTCCTTAAAGGATATCGCAATCAACGAATCGGTGGAGATAGACAAACGTACAGTAGCAGCATTGCTGGATGTACCAGCTTTTATTTTAGGAGTCGGGACATTCAATAAAGATGAGTACAACAACTTCATCAGGACCAGAATTAAAGCGATTGCGGATACTCTGCAGCAGACTTTGACGAAAGGACTGATATTAAATCCAAACTGGTATTTCAAGTGTAATTCAAAGAGCCTTTTAGCTTATGATACAAGAGAACTTGCTGAGATTGGTATGAATCTTTATATCCGTGGGATTTATACAGGAAATGATGTATTGAACTTGATTGGGGATTCGCCAAAGGAGGGGCTGGATGAACTGGTTATTCTGGAGAACTTTATTCCACAGGGAATGATAGGAGAGCAAAGTAAGTTGAAAGGTGGTGATGGAAAAAATGGAGGAACGTAATAAAAAAAGTCTGACAAGGACGGCGAAAACGGATTTCCAGACCAGGGATGAGAAAGAAGCCGGCAAGGTGATAGAAGGATATTTTGCTGTTTTTAATTCAGAAACAGAATTGTGGCCGGGAGCATATGAGGAGATTGCCCCAGACGCGTTTAATAATACACTTGGAAATGATATCCGGGCATTAGCTAATCACGATACTACATTGGTGTTAGGACGAAATAAATCTGGAACACTGAGGCTCGCAGTGGATTCACACGGCTTGTGGGGAGAAATCCATGTCAATGAAAAGGATTCTGACGCAATGAACCTTTACGAAAGGGTAAAACGTGGAGATGTGGATCAATGTTCGTTTGGATTTAACATCCTGAAAGAAGAAACCGACTGGCGTGAAGATGGGACAGTGAAGTGGAAAATTGAGGAAATCGATTTGCATGAAGTTTCCGTATGCACGTTCCCGGCCTATGAAGACACAGGAATACAGGCAAGGCATAAAGAGTTAGAACAACATAGAGAAAAACGTATGCAGCAGTGGAAACATGAACAGTTGAAGAAAATAGGGAGGTAAACAGATATGGCATTAAAACAGATTATGCTGGCGAAGAAAATCGAAGGAAAGGAAAGAGAGATTGAGAATCTCCGGAATCTGACAAAACAGTTTGAAAAAAGAGAAAAGGAACTGGAGACCGCGATCAGCGAAGCTAAGACAGAAGAGGAGCAGAGAACAATCGAGGAAGAGATTGACAAATATACCAAGGAAAGAGAAGCTCATGACAATAAGGTAACTGAGGCGGAAAAAGAATTAGAAGGGTTGCGGGAGGAGGAAAACGAGTTGAATAGAGGAAAGCCGGGAAAGGGAGAAAGTCATAGAAATCTCGGGAGGGGAAGTGAAGAAGCGAAACTTGAGGAAGCGAGAGCGGGCATTAATGCTTATGTAAGATCCAGAGGACAGATGAGGGATGGATTTACGTCCGTAGATGGGGGAGCGCTGATTCCAGAAGAACTGCTGACTCCGCAGATGAAGCCGGAAGATGTGGTTGATCTCAGAAATTATGTAAAGATTGTGTCTGTAAATAGCGCGTCAGGAAAATATCCGGTGATTGCGAAGGCTGGAAGCACAATGAATACAGTAGCGGAACTGGCGGAAAATCCAGAACTCGCAAATCCGGAAATTGAAGAAATTGAGTATTCTGTACAGACAAGAAGAGGATATATTCCGATTTCTCAGGAAGTAATTGACGATGCAGATTATGATGTAACAGGTCTGATTAGGGAGGAGATCTCCTCACAAGCACGCAATACAACGAATAAGGATATTGCGGCTGTGTTAAAAAAGGCAACTGCGAAAGAGGTAATAGGGGTAGACGGGCTGAAGGATCTTGTCAATAAAGACATTAAAAAGGTATATGCAGTAGGGTTTTACATTTCCGCCTCTTTGTATGCGGAACTGGACAAGCTGAAAGATAAAAATGGAAGATACCTTCTTCAGGATTCGATCACGGCGGCAAGCGGAAAGCAGTTGCTTGGGCGACCGGTAATCGTTTTGGATGATGATATGATTGGAACAGAAGCGGGAAATCTAGTTGGATTTGTTGGAGACGCAAAAGCATTTTGTGCCTTTTTTGACCGGAAACGCACTAGTGTGGAGTGGATCGATAACCAGATTTATGGAAAGCTTTTAGCAGGGATTATTCGCTACGATGTAGAAAAAACAGATGAAGATGCGGGATTTTATATTACATATAAAAATAGTGCGGAGGGAAACTGATAGACCCGTCAGTAGTTAGCGTTCCACCAGAGACAGATCAAATATATGGGAAACTGGTATCTGAGATGATTAGTAACACTGCCGTCCTGGTTGATGGCAGCGTTACAGGAACGTTGAAATACGTGACGGGCTATACTGGGTTTAACCAAGAAAAGGAGGAAGAACAGGAAGGGTATTTCTTCCCGTTTATGCTTGGAGGAAGCGGTACAACTATGACATTCAAAAAGAATGGAATGGTATCAAAGGAAGCAATTCCGTGGGAGAAAACGAACGTATTCAGAGTGACGCAAGAAGACACATTTACTGTATTAGTAGATGATAATGAAATCGTTACGTTTAACTTTAAAAAAGCCAAATTTGAGGAAGTGGAGGGAGCATAATGAAATATATCGTAATCAAAAAATTTCGTGATTTGCAGGACGATGGACGCATTTATAATGTTGGTGATGAGTATAAAGGAAAAAAGACAAAAGCACGGATTGACGAATTGGCAACGGATAAGAACAGGATTGGAACCCCACTGATTAAAAAAGAAGAGTAATTTATGTGGTGGAGGAAAGAATGTTGAATGAAGAAATCATGCCATTATTAAAAGCGAGACTGGGAATTTCGACAGATGTAAGGGATAAGCTTCTGAAAGCATTGATTGATGGAATCATATCGGAATGTAAAAATACGCATGGGATTGAACTGGATGAGTGGCCGGAGCATATTATGTTTGTTTTGGATTGGGCTACATGGAAATACCAGCATCCGGAGGATGGAACGACACCAAGGAGCATCCAGTACCGACTCAAAAATATGATCATACAAAAGGAGTGCAGGAACGATGAATCTGACTTGGGATGAGGAAGTAATTCTGGTTGGAAATTCAGGCTTCATTGAGGATGAACTAGGGCAGCAGATACCACAAATAAGCGAAAGAACGGTGTCGTGTTGCAGACTTCCGGTATCAGGCGCCGAATTTTATAAGGCAGGTCAAAATGGAATTGAGATTTCAGAGATGCTTACGGTACACCCATATGAATATGGCGGAGAAAACATCGTTATTTTTCAAGGAAGAAAACTTCGGGTGCTTCGGGTATATCGGAAAAATCTGGAAGAATGTGAGCTTTCTTGTACGGAGAAAGTAGGTGATCGAGATGCCGAGAGAGGGGATTCGGCCAGAAAAACTTGCGTTTGAGATCGAAAAGCAGCTAAAAGAATACACCGATGAGATAAAAGAAACAGTCTGGGATATCGCGATGGATGTGTCAGAAGATGCGGTAAAGAGACTGAAAGAAGAAAGCCCTAAGGGAAGGCAGAGTGGGAAATATGCCAAAAGCTGGGCGCGTACTACAGACCGAAATGGGATCATTATTCATGCTGGGAGAGGAGAATATCGGCTGACCCATCTTCTAGAAAAGGGGCATGCATTGAAAAGAGGGGGAAGAAAAGTTGGGAAAAGTCCAGCATATCCACATATTGAAAAGGTGGAGAAAGAGTGTGTGGAACAGTATGTGGAGGAAATAGAAAGGAGATTAGGACAATGACATTGCCAGAGCTGAAAAAAGTGTTGAATACGCTGGGATTGCCGCTGGCATATCTGAAATGGGCTCCGGGCCAGGTACCGGAACTTCCCTACATACTGTATTATGCGGATGAGGATATCGGCTTCTATGCAGACGATGAAGTTTATAATGAGGGGTATGCGGTTACGATCGAAGTATACACAGAAGAGAAAAAGCTGGATTTGGAAGAACAGGTAAAGAAATTATTAAATGAAAACCATCTTGTTTATGAATCTTATGAGGATTATTTGGATTCAGAAGAGATGTTTTTAAAAGCTTATGAAATTAGAATTTAGGAGGAAATTATGCCAGGAGAAGCAAGGAATAAAGTTGAGTTTGGATTAAGAAATGTACATTATGCGGTAATTACAGAAGGGGACGACGGAGCCATTACTTACGGAACACCAACGAAAATTCCAGGTGCGGTGTCCATTACGATGGATAAAAGTGGAGATATGGTTCGATTTAAGGCAGATGATATTGACTATTATACGGCCCCGAATAATCAGGGATACGAAGGTACTTTGACAATCGCCAGGACGCCGGATGAATTTAGAAGCGATGTGCTTGGTGAGGAAAAGACAGATGGAGGTGTGATGATTGAGAGTGCCGATGCAAAAACAAAAAGAATCGCACTGCTCTTTGAGTTCCAAGGGGATGTAAAAGCCACAAGACATCTGTTGTATTATTGTTCTGTTGACAGACCCTCTATTTCAAGTACAACAAAAGACAGTGGGGATCCAAATACGACAGAACTTGCCATTGTAGCTAGTCCGCGGCCGGATAATAATCTTGTCAAAACGAAAACGACAGAGACTACCAAAACACAAATTTATGATAACTGGTATAAAAAGGTATATGAGAAAGAGAGTGAAATAGAATCGGCGTAAAGAGGGAATGGGAGATGTTATTTTTGAAAGGAGTACGGAATGGAGAAAACGGTATATATTGATGAAAAACCAGTACGTCTTAAATCAACTGCGGCATTACCAAAAAGGTATAAGGCACAATTTAGAAGAGATTACTTTGCGGATTTGCTTAAAATTGCGAAAGTATTTGGTTCAGGGGCAAAAAAGAGAGCAGATTTACGCACAATCAGTTTTGACGATTTAAACCATTTTGATATGGATGTATTGTATGATATTGTTTGGACGATGGCGAAATCGGCAGATCGCACAATTCCAGATCCGATGGAATGGTTAGATGGATTTGAAACGTTTCCATTAAAGGAATTGCTCCCTGAAATCAAAGATCTGTTGGAAAATTCCATGCCACAAAGTAAAAAAAAATAAATGATCAGGACTCTTCTGGTGATGAAATGTTCACGGTAGAGTCCTTTTCTTATGTTTGTAAGCAGTGTGGTCTTACTACAGAAGAAATGGAGGAAATGACGATCGGAGATTGTTTGGATTTCATTCAGGAATTTGTGGATAATCAAAAGAAAACAGGGGAGACAAAAGAAAAAGTACGGAAAGCGACACAAAAAGATTTTGATAGCTTCTAAAGGGGTGAACTATGGCAACTAAAAAAATAAAGGGGATTACAATAAAGCTTGGAGCAGATACCAGTGCCATCGATAAAGCGCTTAAAGATATCAATCACACATCCGCTGGGTTAAATACAGAGTTGAAAGAAGTAAATAAACTGCTGAAATTCGACCCAAAGAATACAACACTGATCGCACAGAAACAAGAAATTCTTGCGGATGCGGTCGAAAACACGAAGAAGAAATTAGATGCGCTGAAGCAGGCTCAATCAGAAGTTGAAAAGCTTTTCAAATCCGGAGAAATTGGGATAAATGAATATCGGCAATTTCAAAGAACGTTGGAGGAAACAGAACAATCACTGAAATCTTATAAGCAGCAGCAGGGGAGATTAGAGCAAGAACAGAAAAAATTGGGGGAGAGTACAAAGCAACTCCATACTTTATTGGAAGCAACAGGAAAAAGCCTGGACGAGTTCCAAGATATTTTAGGATCCAAACTAACAAATGCATTGAAAAACGGCACAGCCAACAGTGATGAATTAACGGTAGCAATCAATAAAATCGGGAAAGCAGCCCTGGGATCGGATACAGATCTTGGGAAAATGCGTGACGCACTGAATCAGATTGATGAAGGATCGATCGGCGATGTGCGTAGAGCCTTGGAGGAGCTGTCCAGTCAATCAGAGAAAACGGAAGAAGATCTGAGCAAGATTGGAGAAGGTGTCGCAACTGGAAATCTCTTGGATGCGGCAGATCAGTTTTCCGAAGTTGGGGATAAGGTTCTTGATATAGGAAGCAAGGCTTTGGAAACGTCGCAGGATTTAGAAAATGCTTCAAAAAAAGTAAACGCATATTTCGGAGAAACAGGGGCGGCAGCGCAGGAAAATGCAGATATTATCAAAAGAGTGTATGAAAGTGGTGTAGGAGGCTCTCTCGAAACCGTGGCAGATGCGGTAGTAGCTGTAAAGGAGAACCTGGAGGGCTTGGACAACGTAAGTCTTGAAAAAATAGTATCGCAGGCGGTCACACTGGAAGAAATCTATGGAATAGATATGAATGAATCTCTCCGTGGTATTAACGCTCTAATGGAGTATTTTGGACTGGACGCCCAAAAAGCAATGGATCTTCTTGTATCGGGGACACAGAATGGACTTGATAAGACAAACGAGCTGGGAGATAATCTGTCAGAATATTCCGGGAAATTTGCGGAAGCAGGATATTCGGCAGAGGAATACTTTCAGTTATTGGAGAATGGACTGGATGCGGGTGCTTACAATCTGGACAAGGTCAATGACGCAATCAACGAAGTGACGACAAGGATTGCGGATGGGACGATCGAAGACTCCATGTCTAAAATTGATGAAAAAACAGGGGAATTGGTAGAAGGAACGGGAGGATGGAGTAAGTCCGTCGAAGACGTGTTTAAAAAATGGCAGAATGGTGAAGCCACACAAAAACAAGTAATAGATGCAATTGTTCAAGATATTCAGAACACAGAAAATCAACAGGAGAAATTAAATAAATCGGCTCTTGCTTTTGGAACAATGGCGGAAGATGGAAGTACCAAATTTGTATCTGCCCTTACCACTGTAGGGGACAGCTATACAGATATAAGCGGGAAAGCTGCCCAGATGCAGAAAGAAACAACCACCTCCGCACAGGAGATGGAAAGTGCGGCCAGAAGAATCCAAGACGCTTTCGCTCCAATTGGTGGGGATCTGGTGGATATTCTAACACCGGCGCTGGAAGTCCTGGCAGAGTTAGCGGAGATGTTTTCCAGTCTGCCAGAACCAGTGCGAAATTTTGTCGAAATTTTTGGTGGGATTGCGGCGGTAGTCGCTGTGATTACACCGATTATAGGGGCAATTACTATATTGAATGGTGCGCTTGTAACTCTCGTGGGAATAGGATTGGCACCGGTATTGGGAATTGTCGCGGCGGTTTCAGCAGCGATTGTAGGAATTATAGCTGTCATAAAAAATTGGGGAGCTATTACAGATTGGTTGTCAGAAAAATGGGGATCGTTTAAAGAGTGGATTTCCGGACTTTGGGAAAGTATTGTAGAATCGGCATCTGAGACATGGGAAGGAATTAGGACATTTTTTTCCGACTTGTGGACAGGTATTTCAGATACCGCATCTGGAATTTGGACGGGAATGTCGAATACAGTAAGGAATATCTGGGAAGGGATTGTCACGTTTTTTCAAGAGGTATGGAATCGGATTTATAATGTAATTGCAGTACCATTAAACCTTATCAAGGGAATCATAGAAGGCGTTATGTATGCTATTTATGCGGTTATTTATACGGTTTGGGAAGTAGTTAGAATAACACTCCAAAATGTATGGAACGGAATCAGCAGTATGGCAGCAGCGATTTTTGTACCGATTGCACAGTTTTTCACAGGAGTGTGGGAAGGAATATCTTCTACGGCCGCAAGTGTATGGGAAACAATCACGGGAACGTTGAGTGGCGTGTGGAATGGGATCAAAAATACAGCAGGAGAAATTTTTACACAGGTCAGAGACTTCTTTTCGGGAATATGGAACAAGATCAAGACATCAGCTTCGGACGTATGGAATGGGATCAAAAGTACACTGGGAGGAATTTGGGACAGTATATATGGAAAAGCGAAGGACGCCTTTGGGAAGATATTTTCTTTTATCAAGGATGGTTTCCGGAATTTGAAAAATACGATTGGGGATATTGTGAAAGGAGTGGCAAATGCCATCATTTCACCAATTGGGAGCGCCGTGAATGGTGTGATTTCTGGAGTAAACTGGATCTTGGACAAGGTAGGATCAAAAAAACAGTTTGCCAAGTGGAAAGTGCCGAAGTTTGCAAGAGGGACAGGAGGACTGAAAGAAGATACGATTGGCGTTGTAAACGATCAAAAAGGAAGCATTTATAAAGAAATGATTGTACCTCCACATGGAGATCCGTTCATTCCGGAGGGCAGGGATGTTGTTTTGCCGATGGAAAAAGGAACGAAGATTCTTCCTGCGAAAGAGACCAAGTCATTTCTTGAAGAACTCCCGCACTTTGCGGATGGAATAGGAGAATGGTTTAATGGGGCCTGGTCAACAGTGAAAGATATCGCGGGAACTGTGTGGGATTATGTGACACATCCAGGGGATCTGGTAAAGGCTGTAGTGAACAAATTTGTTAAATTTTCGGATGCTTTGGAGCCGGGATTATCTATCGCAAAAGGGGTTGTGAATACGGTTTTTGATTCTGTAACGGGGTTTGTAAAAAAATTATTTGAAACAGAAAGTCCGTCTGTAAAATATAATCCATCAGCGGGGGTGGAACAATGGAGAAGTTTGGCGGCAAAGGCTTTAAGGATGACAAATCAATACTCTGAGGCGAATCTAAATAGATTGTTGATGCAGATGCAAACAGAATCAGGTGGAAACCCGAACGCAATTAATAACTGGGATATCAACGCCAAAAGAGGGACACCCTCCAAAGGATTAATGCAGGTCATTGACCCTACATTTCGTGCAAATGCAATGCCGGGATATGATAAAAACATTTACGATCCACTTTCAAATATGTTGGCTGCTATCAGATACACTGTAAGAAGATACGGTAGTTTAGCGAGAGGATGGAAAGGACATGGGTATGAAAATGGAGTCGGGGAAATTAATCTCGAAAATCTGTTTTCTGTACCTGTACTTGATGTTTCTTGGTTCAAAGAGGGAGGAATTTTGACAAAACCGGCTGCTTTTCCGATGGGGAATGGAAGAATGGGCGTTGCCGGAGAGGGAAAGGAAGCAGAAGCGATTACGCCGATATCGAAGTTAAAAGATTATGTGAAAGATGCGGTTGGGGAAGTATTAAGTGATAAAGAATTTCATATTACGATACATCTGGAACAGAAGATTGATAAAAAAACCTTGGCGAGAGAGTTGATACCAATTTCAGTACCACTTACGAAGCAGTATCAGACGAGAAAAAATAGGTTAGGGGGTGTGAGAGAAAATGGGGCTTCTAAAAGCTATATTTAACGAAAAAGAATTACCGATTATGATCACCAAAGTCAATCGTAATATCACGCCATCCTTTACAAATGAAACGGTTTCCATTGGAAGTGCAAAAGGAGAAATTTTTCAATATAATGTGTACAAATCAAAACAGATTGAGATTTCATATCAAATCTATAATCGACGTGCGGAATATTTGGTGAATTTTAGAAGAGGTCTATCTGCTCTGATTTACACAGATGAGCCTAAAAAACTAATTTTCAGCGACGAACCTAATATTTACTACAATGCTATTTTGGATGGAGAGCAGACATTAGAGGAAGAAGAATATAAAAGCTCAGGGATTCTTCGATTTTTGATCCCGGACGGAGTAGCCCATTCAGTTGCTGAGAAAACCGCGGAGAATTATGGCAGTAATCAGATCACTCTGGAGAATAATGGGACAGAGTCGGTTCCTATTAATATCAAAACCACCATGAAGTCAGATAACGGTTACATCGCGTTTACCCTGGGAGACCGGTTCTACCA